TCCTCGTCAAGTATTTATACTCAGTCCCTGACAATTATCTAAATATTCTTTTAAACTGTGAGGGTAGGAGTCGAACCTACAAGTCCCGCCAGGAACACTAGTTAAACAGACTAGAGCGTTTACCGTTTCGCCACCTCACAATGATGCTCTATGAGAGAGCATTCATTAGGCGTTGGACTCCTATACCACCACCAGATCTAGGGAAGAAATCAAAAGAAAGAAACTCTTCGAGTTCTTTCTCTACTCTTTCCTTACCAAATAAATCAATAATTAATTGAGCATACTTACCATCTGATATTGTATAGAAGGTATTACGCATCTGTTCTTTGTCGGTACTCCTTTCAGCACTACCGATAGTTTCCATACCACCTAAGATAACATCAATCTTTTTACTAGTACCACTAGGTTCTGGGAACCTTGACATATTCCAGAAAGGTGATGTCCACTCAGGGAAGTCAGTAATCATACCAGAACCAATTTGTCTTTCATGATCATGATCTAATTCTTCAGTATTGAAATGGTCACACCATGCATCATAAGTTCTTTCAACTAATGGTGGTAATCCCATATGCTTACATAGGTCTATCTCCATTTGTTTAAGATCATCTACACCGCCATGCATTTCAAACTCAAACATTGGGAATATTGTTTCATGTCTGCCTGGTACAGGATTAGGTTCTGCTCTATATGAAGTAGATAAACAGAAAAATCCTGGTGCTTCTGGATTTGATAGTAGTTCATATTCCAACCACATTTGACCTGTCTGTGGTAGTGGCCATATATTACCACCGTAATTGTATGTTGCTACTGTTTCTGGGTCTTCACATGCAGCAAGTATACTTAATCTATTCTGAGTATGAACTTCTAGGAAACCTCTAGACAAAAAAAATGACCTTAAACGGTCAAGTGTCGTAGTATATTTTTTTGGGTCTATCAAACTTGTCATTATTTTTTCGCAAAACTAATCTATTTAGCATAAAAAAAGAGACCCCTTTGGGGTCTCTTAAGTTATGTGTTAATCTCAAATTACATGAGGTTAGCAACTTGTACACGTCTGTAGTACTTGTTGCTGTTAGCTGTAAGAGCACCAGATCCCTGAGTAAGTCCCTGTGAGAATGGGTTTGAAACCATGCCGTAACGAGTCTTGAATCCAATTTTTGGTTGGAAGGTGTCAGGATTTATTGCTCTGACCTGCTGTAGAGGTACATAAGGGCAATAGAATAATCCAGCGTCATAAGGAGAAGTTCCTTTGTAGCCAGCAACATAGAAGTGCTTATCAGCAACGTTAGCAGAATAAGGATCAACGTAGACCTTGATCTTACCGTTAAGAGTACCAACTAGAGTAGAAGAAGTATCGTCTACACCTGTCAAAGCGTTGTTACCATTAAGAGCAGGAGCGTAGTCAAGAACGCCAGCCATTCCTAGAGCAGAAGCAACGTCTGCAGAGCAGATCAAGATGTTGCCCTTCCCACGACGAGTTTGCTGACCGATAGCGTTAGCATCTCTTTCGATTTGGAAAAGTAGTCCCTTGAACTTCTCAACTGACCATCTACCATTGGAGTCAACGTCTAGGTCAAATATACCAGCATCAGCAGTATTGTTCTGAGCACCTTCTACAGCATTAACGTAGATAGTACGAACAACTTCTCTGTTGATTTCAGCAAGTATCTCTGTTGAGAGAATGTTTGATAACTCTTGCTCGGCATCTAGACCATGAATTGCTTTCAAGTCTTGAGCTAGTTCGATTGAGTACTCAGCCTTTAAAGCACGTGACTTCGCAGTAACTGTTACCTTCTCGATTGAGAAACCCATTTCTCTGAATGCTGTAGCAGCAGCAGAGTCATCCAATGCTTCAGCAGTGGTTGTTGCCATGCCTTGAGCATCACCTGTTAACTCGTAAGTTCCTGGTGAAGAGTCATTAAGAACGGAAGGGTTGTTTCCTTGAGCGTCGTTAGTTGCATCAGAAGCATTAGGATCATAGTCAGCAAGACGATTACCTGGGCCACCTGAGAAACCAGCGTTAGGCTCATTGAAGAATGCTTCTCTGTATGCTGCATCCGTAGCATCTCTCTCTGTACCGTAGTTGGTTCTCATCGCAAAGATAAGTCCTGTTGGACCTGTCATTGGCTGAACACCAGCAATGTCATAAGCAATTAGCTTAGGCATTGAACGACGGATAAGGGAGATAAGAACTGGGTCGAAACCAGCAACAGGACCTGTTGCAGTAGCATCAGCACCATATCCACCTGTACCTACAGTTTGAAGAGTCTCGTTAAGTATTTGACCTTCTTCAATCTGTGCTTTCTCTTGGTTTTCAAGAAGTTGGGCTACAACGCCTTTCTTATAAGTATCCTCGATCTCTGGAAGAGCATCGTGATTAAGAACAGGGGCCCACTTTTCTTGGAGGTTTTTAATGTTAGACATTAGTTTTAATTTCCTTAAAGTGATTTATTATTTGGACCAACGTGATAGAGCATCAACGTACTTAGACATTGTGCCACTCTCGTTGTTTTCTACCAAAGGTGCAGATGCTTCTTCGGTGGGTTCAACTACAGTTTCTGCAGTCTCAGCCTTCCTAGTGAAGTATGATTCCTTGATAGTTTCGACTTTCTTTTTAAAGTCTGATTCATTTTCAAACTCAACCCCTTCTGCCAATGAAACAAGCTTCTCCTTTTGAGTTTCAGCAAGTCCAGTAGCACATTCGTTCACGATTTCCATTCTAGTATAATCACCAATCCTCTTATTCAATGAGACATTAGTGTCGATTTGTTCGTTGAGCTTTTTCTCCATTTCATTTATCTCTTCAGCCATACCGTCAAGTAGGTTGAATTTTTCTTCGGGTACAGTAAAGTTCTGTTCCACGAATAGCTTTTTGAGCCCTTCAGTAAATGATTCTGCCATCTCCACTCTGATACCATGCTCAACAGCAAGTGAGTTTTCCTCTAACCATTGCTTTGCAGCATAAGAGATGTAGTCATCAACCTTCTCGGCCAATTCTGTTTTAACCTTTTCGACTTCTTCAGTCAAGGCAGATTCATAAGCCTCTTGAAGAGTTTTAGTCTCTTCGTTTACTCTTTGAGTAACAACTGCCTCAAAGATTGTCTTCGCTTTTACTCGGAAGTCTTCTGAGAGTTCTTCACCAGCGACAAGAGCGTCAACATCTTCACTAAAGTCGTACTTGGCTTCTTCAGTGTTTGGCTCTTCTTGGATTGTTTCCCCATCTTTTTCTTCCGAATCGAAGATTTTACCAGACAAACCAGCACTTACGTTACCAGTACCTGCGTCTGAAGGTTTAGTCTTAATTGACTTATCTCCCTCAACAGAAGTAGATCCAGCAGCAGATGCACCAAGGTTCTTCGTACCCTTAGCACCTTCCTCTGATTTACTATCAGTACCACCAATAGCATTGAAATTACCCCCAGAAGTATCGATCTTTTCTCCTGCGGTTGCGCCTTTCTTGATTGCTGTAGAACCAGTAGCTGCGTCTTCGGTCACTTTCTCCATTGAATCTAGCTCTTTAGTAGAGGTCTCAGACATTTGTTTAAACTCCGTCGTATTAGCGTTTGTCTATGTTTATTTATAAATTACAAACTTCTTAAAAACTTATCAAATGCGGAAACCTTCCGTTCTTGAATGTTTATAAGGGTTGCTTGATCAATTTCTTGCTTAATTTCGGCAACAGCAGACTCTTTTAGTATGCCATTATCCCAAACCCATTCTTTTCCTTCCATAATTCCATCAACAAAAGCATCTGGTGCTGATGGATCTGCTACTATGTCAGCAGCAGTTGCAAGCATAAAGTCATCTTGTACTATATTAGTGTTACCTTCTTTACGAAGAGAACCCATACCACGAGATGAAACTCCAAGTCTTACACCTTCATCAAGAAGGTTCTTGGCAATGTTGCCCATAGGTGTATCAAGAATCTTTGCACGTCCGATAAAATTATTACCTTCTGCTTTAAGAGACTGTATCTTATGAGAAACTTTATCCAGATTGATGGAAGGTCCATCTGGATGTCCTAACTCACCAAGAGCACGACCCTTACGGATATAACTCTCATCATATTTAGCAACTTCTCTTTCGAGAGTTTTGAATGGATACTTGCGACCATTCTTATTTTCTATCTCAGACTGTAGAAAAACTCCTTCAATAAAGTGTGACCTTTTACCTTCCTTCTCTTCAGAAAGAAAGTTAACTTCGGTTATTTCTTCAGCTATTAGTCTCATCTTTTGGTTCCTCTATAGGTTCGATAGAATCTACCACTGCAGTATTTGGTGGTAGTGGATCAGGAACTGCTTCTGGTTCTTGCTCTTGTTGAGCAAGTTCACCTGCGGTAGGTGCTAACTCAGGAGGTTCTTGATCATCATAAACTTTGTCAGCAATATCATCTGCAGCTTCTTGTCCTGTATCACCAAGGTCGAAACCCCAGTCTTTCGCAAATTCAAGCTTCTTTGCTTGAATAGCATCATAGGTAGCTGCACTCAAAGCATCGTTAGTAGTATCAATTGCCTTTGATTTTTCATCGGCAAAGATGCTATTTACAATAGATTGTGCTATTTCACTAGGCATAATAACTCCACTTTCTTATTTATTTAGTTAAAATTCACCTTTGCGCTGATCGGCAGGGGTGACTACGGAAGATGTATCGGGTGCAAGATTACCATCTGGTCCTGCTGGTGCACCACCTGCAGCTGGATCTCCACCTTGCATCATCTCCAATTCCATTGCAGGATCAGCGATTAGACCATCTGCCATTTCTTGTTCAATCTGTTTATCGATTTCCTTAATCTCAATGTCAGTCTGTTTAAGTACTTGACGACGAACGTAATCAATAGAGAAGTACTTACCAACATAAGGATCTATTTGGTTAACTTCATTCATTCTTTCATTGCGGATTTCTATCTCTTTTAATTCTGTGAAATAGTTATCAGCAATATAATCGAATTGAATGTGCTCTTTCATCTCTTCCCATTCTTCAATGGAAACAATACCCTTTAAAACTAATTGTGTTTTAAGAAGGTCTATGAATAACTCACCAAATCTCTTACGCAATCTTGCGACAAACTTCTGGAACTTAACCTCATCTCTTGTGATCTCAGCAGCACGACCAATGTTAAATGTAGTCTCTGTCTCTAATCTTGAGTTAGGAACGTTCAGTGATTTGTATAGTTTCTTCTGGAAGTACTTAACGTCTTCTAGTTCTCCAAGGTTCTGACCACCAGGTAATGTAGTAATTTCAGTTCCTCTTCCACCTTCTCTTCTAGGTAACCAGAAGTCCTCAAGCATAGACATAAACTTCTTGTCATCCTTGATCTCACCAGTGTTTGCATCGTATACAAGTTTGTTCCTGTAACGACCCATTACCTCACGTAGATATTGTTCCGCTTTATTCTTAGGTAGATTACCTACATCAATATAGAAAATTCTTCTTTCTGGTGCTCTTGATAAACGGTAGATAACAAGAGAGTCTTCAATCATTCGCAGTTGGTTAACTGCTTTAATTGCCTTGTGTAGGTGTGATAACACCATGTTCTTAT